TCTAGTGCAACAAAATATTGCTTTGTTAATAAAGTGGAGTTTCTTATACCTACTTTAACATTAGAAACAGCATCTCTTTGCTGAATATCACCCAATTTTTCTTGAAAAACTCCAGTAATAGAACTAGCCTGCGCTTCTATACTTTGTTTTACCATTTCAAAAGCTTGTATTGTTTGTGCTTTTATAGTATCATCATAACCATTGAAAGTTGTATTGAGTAACTGAGCACCTTCTTGTGAAGAATCAAATAAGCCTGCACCTTGTTTCTTATATGCTAGCCATTTCTGTAATCTTTCAGGAAGTTCATTACCTAAAAATGCCGGAAGATGATTAACATCTACCCAATCTCCTATAGTGCCAGCAGATGCAAGAAGGCTATCTCTATAATAAATTGTTAAATCATATTTATCTTGAAGATCCATAGTGTTTATTACTAAAGAAAATGGATCACCATTCTTGTCATTAAAGAAAATACCATTAATACTTAATGTACAATCTTTAGGATTGCTTACACTTCTCGGTACATCCTCTATTTCACCTCTAGTAATATAAACATTGCTTCCTATTTTTATACCTTCGTGTCTTACAAGTTTATCTTTCTTAAATTCAATCCATTCACAGATAAATACAGAAATTACATCCTCATTTAAAGAATATAAATTATCATCATAGGTTCTCAAAGAACTCCTTTCCCTGCCTCCAAGTATTTTGGAATCATTAGCGTTTGAATATGTGCTAATTAAGGAATTAGGAACTTCTACATAAGCATCATTATCAATATATCTTCTATTGGCTTTTAATTCTGCGATAGCTTCAGCAGATAATTCATCCCCATATTCTTCAAGAATCTGTTCCAAGGTCATTCATTTTCTAATAACAGCCCTTCTTGATTTATTTAAATAATAATGATTTGGGTTGCGTTCAATAAATGTATCAAGAGGATTAAGAATTTCAAATCTTACTGTACTATCAGTATGATATAGTCTATAATAAGCTAAACCACATATCAGTAAGTCTGTAAAAAGCTCTCGCATTTTATTTTTCACATCAAGATTTCTTGATTGTTTAAAATATGCCATTAGGTTCTGAGCTGCAATTTCATATTCAGATATAAAACTATTAGAAATATCTTTTTTAAGTTTTTCTATCTCATCAGCAAAAAAGGGATCTGCAACTGTCTCTTTACCATCAGACATAAGAGCATTAACGAATGTATTCATTAATTTATTTTTAAATAACTCGAATACTGATTCATTAATTTTTAATTGCTTATCCCGCATAATATTATTTAAAGTTTTTTCATCCTTACAAGTAACTTGTAAAGTAGGATCCAACTCTAAATACTCTCCTACCAAAACATCTATATGTTTCTTTATAAGAGGTGTAAAGGTAACAGATGTAGGAGTACCTATACCATAATTTTCTTCAATATGCCTAAATTGCTCAGGATCCCTTTTGCAGTGATAGTAATTATATGCCTTTCTTATAGCAACTTTATCATATACTAAATCACTGATACACTTATTTATTTTTTGTATTTCAGTCTCCTTATTCATATTCTATATATTCTCTAATACCTGTTCAAAACTTAATATTATGCAATTTACGCATTTTAAGTTCCTCAGCTATAAATGTTTTAAACTCATCTAAGGTTCCTTCGTAGGCTAAAATCAAAGGAGTCATTTCTGTATCTAAATACAACATAAGAGTCCAAAATGAACTATTTTCCATTTTTTCCTCTGAAACCTTTAATTTGCCAACATACTTACCACCTACGATCTCATTGATTATTTGTCGTATTTCATGCTCCATTTGGAATAACTCCTTTTCGTTTATATCCCCTTTCATCTATATAATATCCGATATCTTTTCATTGCTTACTTATAGACAAAGATGAAGGAGAGATGCCAGTCATATCTTCATCTCCAATCTCAGCCATATTCATAGCAGCAATAATATCGAAATGTGTCTTCATTTCATAGGTATAATTTAATAGCTGATCTAACATTTCCATAAAGTTAATAGTAAAATAATAATCAGCTAAAAAATTAGTTATTAATTCAAGACCATGTTTAATATAAGACTCTGTAGCTTGTATACCAATAAGATTTTTCTTATTCTTGGTATTTCCTGCAGCAAATTTAGGTCTTTCCATTAAAAGCCCCATCTTACCTTGATCTCTAAAATAAGTCTTAATAGATACCTTAGAGAACTCTAACATAGCCCTACAATTATATCAAGTTAATAACTTAATACTTATCTCATATGCTGTTCGAATATCTTTAGGTCTTTCTTTATATATAGCTACATATTCAGGGGGATTCTGTCCCATAATACGTTTTTTAATTACTATACAAAATTCAGAAGCTCCTCTATCTACAGAAGACTCAGAAGAGCCTATATCAATAGAGTCTATTCCAGCAACATAAAGATTTTTATAAACTTCTCCTTTTTCATCTACTAAAGGAGGTTCTGTTATTAAAATATTGGAATTAGGATTATCTAATACTTTTATTTTTTTATCAGGAGTCCATAATAAAGAAACTCTCTTTGGTTTTTTATAATCAGTATTGTACGTATCTGAACCATTCTATCTGCAATAATTGCAGCATCAAATACATTATTACCATGTTTAGATAATGCCTCTTTTGGAGTAAAACAGTGCTCCGCACATTCATTTATAAGATCATTATCCGTAAGTTTAGAGCGTTGCTCTTCATAATATTTACGGAATTCAATATGATTAGTAACTCCTCTTGAATCAAGATATTTAGAAACTAATGCAAATTTATGTGCCGGAATAAAGAACGAACTTATTTCTGGATTACCGGAATCTGTATCATAATTTTTATAAGGCAATATGTTATAAGCTTCTGGATTGCTAAACATAGTAGCAAGACCATCAAGAGCCATATCATCACCACCAGTTCCAATTGCAAATCTAGATCCGAAATGTTTACCACCTAAAGAAACTAAAGCATTTCCCTTAATCCAAGAATCAGTTAAAACAGAATTAGAACCAGCCTCATCATAGATTAACCT